TTGTGCATATGGATCAATGTAAACCTTGATACGACCGAACATGGTACCTGCGAAGGTGTTACCAGTATCGTCAACGGTTAGGTTAACTTGACCTTGTAGTGCTGATTGATAGTCAAGAATACCAGCCATTGCGAAAGCAGAAGCAACATCTGACGAGCAGATCATAATGTTACCCTTACCACGACGAGTTGTCTTGGCAATGGTGTTAGCTTCACGTTCGATTTGGAAAGCAAGACCTTTAACTTTTTCAACCATCCAACGACCGTTTGAGTCGGTGTCTAGGTCGAATACAGCGCGGTTGGTTGTACCAACTTGGCAACCCAACTTAGCAACACCGTAAATGGTACGAATAACTTCACGGTTGATTTCAGCAAGAATTTCTGTTGAAAGAATGTTTGCTAGTTCGGTTTCTGCATCTAGACCATGAACTGCTTTCAAGTCTTGAGCAAGTTCCATTGAATACTCGGCCTTTAGAGCACGGGTACGAGCAGTTACGGTAACTTTCTCGATTGAGAATGCCATTTCTTGGAAGGTGTTACCTGCAGCACCATCACCAAGAGCTTCAGCAGAACCGGTTGTCATTGCAACGGCAGCATTAGCGTTTGACTGGAACACTTCAGTTGTGTTAGCAGCGATTGTAAGAGCAGTCAACTGGCTAGCAACTTGAGCAATCAGAGCTGTGTTAGCACCTGAGAACTGTGTGTTGGCTTCGTTGTAGAATGCTTCATCACCACTTTGTGATGCATAACGGGTACGCATTGCGAAAATCAAACCGGTAGGACCAGTCATTGGCTGAACGCCGCAAACATCATACGCGATTAGGTTAGGCAATGAACGGCGAACCAAACTGATTAGGATTGGATCGAAACCAGCAACTGGACCAGCAGCAGCTGCACTACCGCTGAAACCGCCTGTACCAGCAAAGTTGGTTGGTGAACCTGTTTCATACAGCATACCTGCGGTCTTCTGCATTTCTTGTGCTTGGTTCTCAAGAACAACAGCAGTAACTGCTTTACGGTATGGATCTTTAATTGGGGCCATGTCTGGATGATCCAGAACACCTTCCCATTTCTTTTGTAGGCCTTCGGACAAATACATTTTTATCTCCTTGTTTTACTAATTAAATTCTTGTTTTTGAAATTGCTTGGGCAACAGCAGCGACCATTGGGTCAACGACCTTGTCATCTGTGCCTTCCAACTCTTCATGCAACTGTTTTTCATCAGCACGCTTGGCGCCAGATGGGAAGTAGTTCTCACGAATTGTCTCAAGTTTGGTTTTGTATTCGTCCTCTGTGGAGAATTCAACACTCTCTGCGAGTGATTTGATTTTTTCAACTTGAGTGGTGATGAGACCTTCACATACAGTATGAATGATTTCAGCTTTACGAGCTTCAACCAATGCCTTCTTGGTTTGAATGCCACGTTCGATTTCCTCGTTAAGAGAGGTTTCTAGTTCTTCAACTTTAGAAGCCAACTCATCAACTAGGTCAACTTTTTCGGCAGGAACATCAATATAGTGTTCTGCAAATAGGTTGCGTAGACCTGAAATAAACTCTTCGGTAATTTCAGAACGCAGACCTGCTTCGATAGCAATCTGGTTTTCTTCCATCCATTGCTCAACAACATACGAAAGATAGTCATCAACCTTTTCTGTTAGGTCGGCACGAATAGATTCAACTGCTTCTTCGAGCATACCAGCATATGCGGTTTCGATTTCTTCTTCGATTTGAGCAACACGGTCAGTAACGCGAGCTTCGAAAATGGTAGAAACTTTTTCTTTGAATTCTTCTGAGATTGTAGAATCGTCGGCAAACAATGAATCAACATCTTCCTTCATCTTTGCTTTCCATTCTTTCTTCTCTTCTAGTTGTTCTTCAGTTTCAGCAATAACTTCTTCTTCGTCTGAAACTTCTTCATCTTCTCTCATTGTTGACTGACCTTTGCCAAGCATTTCTTGCTTGTCTGGAGAGGCAGCTGAAGGTTTTGTAGTTGGTGCTGCAGCACTCTTTGATGATGGGCTAATCTTTGCAGAATTATCATTGTTCTTATAATTCTGTGGGGTTGGACCACCAGCATCATGTACCTCAGCTGGAATTTTTTCTGGAGGCATTGCTGGTGCAGCACTCTTACTACCTGCAAGAATTTCTGCGGCTGCCTCAAATAGTTTGTTTGATGCCATTAGGAATCTCCTTATGATTTCTTATTTATAAAATTAAAGTTTTCTGATGAAATTTTCAAACAAGTTAAGTGCAACCTGTTCAATATCTTTTCGTGATGCCTGTCGAATTTGTCTTTTTGCATTATCAATATCAATTTCAACGAAACGACCTTCAACAAACAACCATTCTTTATTCTCCATGATGCCATTAACAAAGGCTCCTGGTGCCGATGGGTCGGCAACAATGTCAGCAGCAGTTGCTAAACGAAAATCATCTTGAACAATATTGTAACCTTCTTTTGTTGGCTGCAACGAGCCCATACCACGGGAAGATACTCCAAGGTTAACACCAGAATCCATAAAATTCTTAACGATTTGCCCGTATGGTGTGTCAAGTATCAATGCCTTACCAATGAAAGATTCTCCATTGTCGGTAAGTTCTACAATCTTGTGTGACACTCTTTCAAGATTGATAGAAGGTGTATCTGGATGACCAAGTTCTCCTAGAGCACGGTTTGTCTTTACATATTCTTCATTGTAACGACCAACTTCTTTGCTTAGAATGTCTTTGGTATACATACGGTTATTCTTGTTTGGTTTGTCATAAACAAGAAATGGTCCAGTAATGTAAAGATTCTTCTTGCCATTTTCGGTGGCTTCAGTAAGATACTTTACTTCTTCGATGTTTTCTCTAATCAGTTTCATAGTTATTATCCTGTATATGGATCTACGTTGTAGGTAGCAGATTTGGAAACTTCCATAACAAGACAACCACCAGTTTGAACTGTGATAACAATAGATTGCCCACTATTGTTTGCAATTGAATAACCACTCTCATCAAAACGCATTTCACCTGCGTTATGTAATTGTAGAATAGGCATACTATTTCTAGCAATCTGAATGGCACCGTTAGTTGACCACATAACTCTCTTGATGCTAGCCGCGTTAACAGTCTCTGTTGTTGGGTTAGCTCTTAGGTCAGTAAGTGCAATAGTTACTGTACCAGGATCAGCAACTCTAATGATTGATGATCCTCTTAATGAATTTGTAATTTCTGATTGAAATGCCATTTTATCTTATTCCCATTGAGGTACGGCGTCTAAGGGACATTTTGCGTTTCATTAGTGTTCTACGCAACTTTGATTTTCCCTTTGTCTTCCAGTATCGTTTAAGTTTTCGAGCCTTCTGTAATCTTTGCATTGTCGGTATTCTAACAACTCTGTTACCAGACAACTTGTAACCTTTAATAGAAGATTTTCTAATGTTCTTCTGAACAACAATTCTGCCCTGCTTGTTTCTACGGATTCTACGGCGAATCTTAGTGATTCTACCCATCTTCATTACGTTGGCTTCATCCAACTCTTCTTCTACCCACTCATATGTATCATCTGCCACGGCAACTTTTTCTGCCTCTAATCTGGCAACAATCATCTCTTCAAGGCGTTCAAAAATTAATTCTCTAGCCTCAACTAACTTGTTCTGTGCAATTAAATCTATCAGTTTCATTTGGCATGCTTGAAAGCAAAGTCAGCAGCCTTCATTAAATGTTCTGGTGACTTATGTACCATATCAGCAAACTTTTTCTTGTTCTCGTCATTCAATGCTTTATGCACTTGAGTAATTGCTGATGCGGTGAAGTGGTCTACTTTGCGGGTATGACCTGACGCAAACTTAACAGACTTTGCCTGTTTATCATTCACAATCTTATGAAGTGTATCCATTACTGCTTCTTCTAACTCAACTTCTTCTGCCTGAATTGGTGCATCCATACCTGCACCATATTGATAAGGTATAGAGAAATATTTTCTTAGTCGTTCATTGTAATACAAAGCAATTTTTGTTCCATCTGGATACATACGAATTGCTTTGCGTTTGATAACTAGAACTACTGGTGGATCTTTGTCTTCTTGTAGAACAATTGGTTCATCAGTAACTTCTTCTACATCTTCTCTTACTGCTCTACGAGCTTGATTGAAAATCTGTTTGTTATTGGAAACCAAATCTACCATACGATTGAACATATTCTGTAGAATCGCACGGTCTGCATTATTAAACACAGGTTTTTCTTCTTGCATCTTATCCAATATCTTATGGATACGTTGCAACTGTGCCTTGTTAACAAGACCAGCGCGAACAAGAGCATCAAACTTTGAGTAGTCTGATTTCTCTTCTTCAACGATAGATTTGAATTCTAATAAGGACTTCATTCTTGTTCTACAGTTTCTTCTTCTGTTTCTTCTTGACCACCAAATAGTGTAGAAGCAATTTCTTGTTTACGGGCATCTAGTGCCTCAAATGCCTTTGCAGACAACATATCAGACATTGTTTGTTTGGCACCAACAGCATCACCTGTTGCGATTTGAGTTACGAAACTTGTCATAGTATTCTCCATTATTTCCTATTTATATTGAGAGCAGTTTTCTCTACCGAATTATCTAATTCTGGTGTCAGAGATTCTGTATCCTGTTTCTCATAAGTGTTATCTACTGGTTCTGCATCACCACCAGGTTGACCTTGTTGCTGGTCACCACCAATCGGTGTGATTGGACCTTCTTCTTCTATTTCTTGATCCATCTTCTCAATTTCTTCATCGGTCATCTGAAGAACATTCTTCTTAACCCATGTTGCAGAGAAGTAACGACCAATGAATGGTTCCATCATCGTTGCAGTATTGACTCTTTCACGCAGCAATTCTGCATCACGCATTTCGGTAAAGTTATTGTCTTTGATGAAGTCGTAATAAATTTCTTCACGGAATTCATCCCATTCTTCACTGGTACAAACACCTTTAAGAACTAATTGTGTGCGTAGTGCATGGTCAAAAATCTGTGCAAACTTGTTGCGTAGTCTCTGAACGAACTTTGCAAACTTAACTTCATCGCGGGTAACTTCGGTTGTTTTACCAACACCCATCAAACCACCGTCATTAGGTTCTAAACGAGATACTGGAACATTCAATGCATTCAACAGTTTCTTTTGGAAGTATTTTACATCTTCCATCTCACCTAAGTTTTGACCAGCAGGCAATGTTGTAATTTCGGTACCTTTACCACCTTCGCGGCGAGGTAACCAGAAGTCTTCAAGCATCGACAAGTGTTTACGTTCATCACGAATCTCACCTGTGCTTGCATCGTAAACTAACTTGTTACGATACTGAATCATAATAGAACGGATGTATTGTTCTGCTTTACCTTTTGGTAAGTTACCAACATCAATATAGAATATACGGCGTTCAGGTGCTCTTGAGATACGGTAAATAACTACCGCATCTTCAATCATTCTTAGTTGATTGAGTGCCTTGATTGCTTTGTGTAGGTAAGAAATGACAAATACATTTTTTGCATCCATCAAACCTGAGTTTACATTAATAATTGCCTCAGGTGCAATACGCAAACCTTGTGTTACATTCGCACTAAATGTTTGTGTCGTTGTACCACGGTCATTATAGACATAGTATTCAGCCAACGATTTGATGATGTTGGCACCAGTTTTTGGGTCGCGTTCTTTTTGAATCTCACGCACTTTACGAATCTTGCGTGGGTCAATATAACGAAGTTCTTGAATACCTTTTTTTGGATCTTTATCATTGACGATTACATGGTAATAGATACGACCGTCAATGTACCAACGCTTGAATAAATCGTCGGCAAGATTACTGAAGTTCAACATCTTTTGGATGTTTTTAAACTCTTCAATAATTTTTTTCTTAACTGCTTCTGGTTGTTTGAGATTATCTACTACAATCTTGACAATCTCACCTTGTTCTGTATGACTGATTGCTTCATTAACAATTTCATCAATTGCCATATCACACTCTGGGTGATTTGACATTTCACGATAACGAGTGATGAGTTCAATCTCATTACGAACAGAACCATCTAAATCAACATAAGTGCCGTAATGGGCATTCTGCGTGATAGTAACTGCACCGTCATCAATTGCCTCGGTTGGAAGTGTAAAAGAGGCCTGCTCGGGTTTTTCTTCCCGAACAATGTCCTTTTTACCTAGTGTAAAACCGAATAATTTTACTGCCATATATGAATCATCCTAAAAAGTAAAAAGGGAGGTCAGAAGGACCTCCCTCTTCATCACGCCACGTTGTCAGCTACTGATTCCCACCACTGGTAGGAAAGAGTAATTGTAAACTCTTCAATAGTGTCGTTTGAACCCCAATCAACATCAATTGGTGATACATCTTGTGGGAACATACCTAGAAAACGGTATTTCTTAAGAGTATTACCTTGCTTGCCGTATTGGGTAACATCAGCATCAACAGTATATCCACCAGGAGCAAGAGCTAATGGGTTACGGACATTAAGACTGTGACTGTTGATACCGTTCAACCAACGCTCGAATGCATTACGAATAACAAAATCTTCATCATTGATAATTGTGATTGTCCAATCTTGGAAGGTTCTGTTACCCGCAAACTTCAATTCGCGGCCAAAGTATTGAACAGGTACAACACCAACGGTAGAACCAGGCAGTTGAGCTGTCTTACACATGAAGGTTAGTTTCTTCTGTGCATCTCCAGCTTGTGAAAAGCCAGGAAACGGCATACTCACCTCAAATAGATTTGGGCGAGCACCGTCTCCTACCATTTGAGAGCGGAATTCGTTTACATTAAATGCCATTTATATTCTCCTATCTCTCTTATTTATTAGAAACGGCCGACAATTTCATCAAACGAAACACCTGTTCTTACTGCAACAAAGTTAAGTTGGATGAAGTTGACTGAGCGTGCTGGTTTAATGTAGATATCACCAACGAAACGGTTGCTGTCAATAACTTCGGCTGTGTTGTTTGACTCATCGCAGACTACACGGAAGTCAGTAATACCACGGCGACCTTGAACATCACGCAAGTAAGGTTCTACTAGGTTTACAAACTGAGCGCGAGTAAATTGGTCGTTGAATTCAAACAGAGAGCTGCGTGAAGCACGAGCAATTGTCTTTTCTAGAACAATGAACAGACGGCGAACATTGATACGGTCAAATGCTGATGGGCGATTCAACATAGTCTTATCACCAAACAAGATTGTGCCTTCACCTTGGAATGTAACAACAGGGTTGACACCTTGAACATATAGGTTATCACGTTCTGTTTTTGTTGGGTTGAATGCCAACTTGATAACATTCTTTATGATACCGCGGTTTAGACCACCTGGTGAGTACCATGGATCGCGCTCTTGGTCGGTACGAGCGCAAACACCAGCAATGTCACCGTTCAAAGGTACCCAACGGTATACATCTGTGTATCTATCGTATTGGTATTTGTAACCAGAATCCATGAATGCGTATGAAGAACTGGTGAATCCAGCACGATGTGTAAGAATGCTTGTTGATTCTGAACCAGCATTGTTAACTACGTTAGTCTTCAACGGTGACAAGAATACCATGCAGTCTTTACGAGATTCTGCCAATGCAATTAGACTTGCACCAACAGTTGCGTTACCTGGACCAGAAATTAGTAGTGAAACATCAACAACATCTGGATTAGAGAAGAAGTTGTATGCAGCAACAATTTCTGTATTACCAATTGTACCATCTGCACCGTCACTCATTGACGCAGAGAATGGTGTGTTGATATTGGTAAATGTCTTTGCAACAGCAGTAGTTCCCCAGTTTGACGAACCTGGTTGATGACCTAACCACCAAACATACTTAGATTGAGCGTTGATAACTGTTTTATAGTAATTTGTTGAACCATCGTTGTTTGTAGAATCAGATGCCTTTGAAACGAACGAGTATTTTTCAAGAACGGTATTTGCAACGCCGCCAGAAAATTGACCATCTTCGTCTACAACGATAACATGCATTTCATCGCCTGAACCGTTTAGAGCAGAAACATAAGCTGAAGTTCCTGGTGCAACACCAAATTGGTCAGCATATTGCCACTTACGAAGAACTGGAGTACCAACAGCAACTACACCTGGTGCAGTTGCGGTAATAATTGCAGTTGCATTAACTTCTGCAACACGGATATAAGTTGAACCACCGTCAAGAGAAATTAAATCATTGTTAGCAAGGTTTGCTCTTGCATCTGCGGTACCGTTGATGTTAATTACTGTGCAGCTAGCTGCAACAGCATTTGCTCTTAGGCTGTCTGTAACACTTAGGTTTGCAGAGAATGCTTGTGTGCTTGGGCACATAGAAATACGCAAGGTATTACCTAGAGCACCAGCATAACGAGCAGCAAATGGACCGTAAGCAGTGTTGGTTGCAGTTTCGCGGTTAGCAGCATAATCGTCAGAGTTCTTAATCAGAACACCGGTTCCGTTTGCTGTCGAGTTGTTACTTGATGATGTGTTTGCCGCACGAACAACTTTTAGATTGTTAGAATACGCTAAGAAATTAGCAGCAGAGAACCAGTATTCATAATTTGTATTGTCTGGCTCACCGAATCGGCTAACGAGATTGTTCTCGCTCGAAACGGTAACCACTTCACCAACTGGACCCCAGTTGAAATTTCCAGCAATACCGCCAATAGAAGTGGCGACTGAAGGGACAATTGTAGTCAGGTCGATTTCTGATACATTTACCCCAGGTGATAGCTGAAATGCCATGGATTTCTCCTTAGTTATGGGTCAATTTTTTCTTTATACACTATTTAGTTTTTTACAGATTTGAAGATAGGTAACCTGGTGGCATTTGTTTAGGTTCTTCTTTTGTCCACGCATCTCCACTATCTACATCATATTCATCTTCTAATCCGTCAGACATGAAACCGAAGGGTATAACATCTTCTTCAATCTGTTTAATTCGTTCTTGGTACATTGCTTCACGAACATTGATATCATTTAAATCTTTGAAATACGGGTTGGTTGTCAACCAACTAAACAAAACTAGAGGCATAACTAAATCATCGTGGTAACCATCATCTGCCTCATAAGAACCACGGTGTTCAATAAAAGTTGATAACTCTGAAATTACATCTGCGTCCTGAATCAGTAGTTTCTTCTCTTCTACCAGAGATTTGAAGGTGAAACAACCAATTCGTTTTACTCTCTTGTCTGTCACAACACCGAAACTTGTTCTACCGGCACCACCGAAGCCGCCAGTTACACGCTGACCTTTACCTGATTTTGTGACATACAGAATGTTCTCATACTCTAGTTCAGACTGCAAAATGTATGCAACCTGTTCACTGGTATTGACCTCAAGTAGAACATATGCATTGTTGAAGTCTTTTGCCACCTTATGTATAACAGACGGGTAAAGCATCGGTGCAATCTTGTTGTCTCTGAATTTGCCTACAAGTTTGTATGGAACTTCAGTAATATCTACGATTACAAATGCCGAGTAGTCTCCACCAACACCTTGTGCGGTATCTGCAACGATAACATATGAGTGAGGTTTCTTAGTTAGTTTCTCTTCATCATCTCTCTCAGCTTTGATTGGGTATTCATACAAGTCCAACCCATCTTTTGAGTAGACCATCGGGCAGGTTGACATATACTCGATGGTTGCAGAGTCAATTAATGTTAACGAAGAGCCCAGAAACTTGCAAAGAACCTCTTGGTTATACTTCAATTCACCAAGTTGGCGTTTCTGTTCTAGTGCCCACTTCTCATCACGACCAGGAATCTTGTTGTATGGAATGAACAGAGGCACAAAGTCATTGTTCTTGTTTGTTGCATCGTTCCAGAATTTCCAAAAGTGGTTATATCCTAGAGGTGTCGATGTAATCAGAATCTTGGTTGTTTGACCAGCAGAAATAACAGGGTAAACCGCAGTAAAGAATGCTTCGGCAACTGTGTTTGGTATGATTGCAGCTTCGTCAATATACAGAAGGTTAACTGATTTACCACGAATACCTTGCGCGGTTGTCGCAGCAGTAAAGACAATAGAACCGTTTTCTAGTTCAATGTCACCTTTGTTCCATGTCTTAACACCTTGTTGCATCCAGACAGGCAAGTTTTCATACATCAATTGATAACGAGATATAATTTCTCTTGCAGTTGATGCCTTGTTCGCCAAAATGGCAACGGTCTTAGATTCTTGGAAGAGTGTATACCACAGAATGTATGCTGCTGAGGTCGAAGTTTTACCTTGTTGTCGACCTTCCATAATGATAACCTTACGGTTCTTATGGATTATATCTAGTTTTTCTTTTTGGCAATCATACAGTTTGAACGGTTGCAAACCATGGTCAAGTGTTACAATATAACAATAGTTGTCAACGAAGTATATTGGATCGCTGGCACACCTAGCAAGCTCTAATACTTGTTCTTGCGTATATGAAATTTTGACTTCAGTTCTTTTTAAGGAACTGTTGCCCATATACCCCGTATCACTCATAGCATCACTTTAGAATGCTACGCAACATCCATGCAGATTTTTGTTGTCTACCTAATAAATCTTGTATGAAATTAGATACAGCGGGTTCACCTGCTTGGTCAGCAGCAACAATACCGGCACGAAGATGCACAATTAAACGGTCATTATCATTCTTGATTTCGAACATCATAGCCAAGGCTGAAGGTACAGTAGTTGCATCTTCAATATCAGATAGTTCAAGGAATCGTGTGAATGAACCTGGAGCATACGCATCTAAACGGCGAAGGTGTTCTGCAATATCATCAGTCTGTTCCCAAACTTGATTATAGAATGAATCAAGAAATGAATGATACTGTGGAAAATCGGGACCTTCAATGTTCCAATGGTAATTGTGTGCCTTTAGATACAAGGCAAAATTGGTTGCAAGAATAACTTTGAGTTGTTGAATTAATGTTTCCATAGTAACCTATTTATTATCTCTAATTTGTTTAAGTAAATCTGCTGTTGAACCAACAAAAACTGCTTTTTCTACGGTGATATTTCCACCAGTATTTTCTAATTGAGGCTTCAAATCTTTTTTTCGTTTCTGTAGTTCTAGTAAATCTTTGTTTAAATCAGCCATCGTCTTCATCAACCCAGCAACGACCTCATATGCTCTAGGGTGTTCTGATTCTTTTGAAACTTGCAACAAGTTATCTACTGCAACATTACCTTTATCAATCAAATTTCTTATATTCTTACGGGCATAATCCGTATCAGAATCTACAACATCATCTTCAACGGTAACCAGTTCTGCTGTTTTGATAGGTTCAATCGTTGTTGATATTGGATCAAGGTCAAAAATTTCTGATAACTTTTTATCTGTCTTGCTCATAGTAATGTTTGTGGCCAGTCTGTAAATGTTTCTTCAAATCCATACGGACCATTTCCGTTGGCATTTGGTGGGTTAGGTGTTACAACGATTGCAACCGCTTTGGTTGGTGAGTTGTCTACTGTTGCAATCTTAAAGGTTGCATTTGAGTAAACACCTGTTACCAAATCGTTTACTTCTACTCTTTTGTTCAAGTCTGTTAGAACAAGAACACCAGTTGAGGTATTACTGAAATATAGAACCTTACCTGTAACACCTCTTGCATCGACAAAAACATCTTCACCGGTTGTATACACACCAGTTCCTGTTGCATAGTTTACATAGACCTTCTGTGCATCAAGGTTGGTCGAATCTGTATATATGTTACTGTTTGCCTGAAGAATAAGTTTGCCGCCCGAAGGATTAATAACTGGTGGCCAGATGTAAGCCTTTGCGGTGAAAGTAAGATTCCAAATAATGGCTCTTGTGTTGTATAGGTCACCTTCATAGTCAACCTCTGGTGTTACTGAATTCAAAAGGACAGGCATATCATAGACCTGATCCATTTCTTTGATGAAGTCTACAGTAACAGTAAAGTCTGGTGTGAAGTATGGTAAAATTTGTTCTAGTATCTGTGTGCCATCTTCTGTGTTACGAACATAGATTGACAGACTGAAATCAAAATTATATGGAACAGGCGCATACTGTGTTCTCAAACTACCTGAACTAAAACCAAAATTCTGTAATGTGGTTTGTTGTTTTCTGGTGGTGTCATATGAGATACCTTCCAGATTAAAACTCATTCTAGGCAAAGTAGTTTGAATTGATTTTGTTAGAGTTGGATCACTATTAATACGAACCAAATACTTCTCTTTGGGTCCATAGTTTAATGGAACCTTGGTAGTTTCGTGTGCTGTCAACCCATCTTTTGAATAACGAGTTAACACAACATCATTGAACATAGAACCAAATGCAACAACAATCTTGCGAATGGTTCTATTATAGAAGTGTGCGTTGTGTAACATTATGGTTCACCAAATGGGTTATGTTCTGTGAAGTCGATAACATCATCAGCTTCACCTTCGATTCTATTATTATCAACAACATCTTCAAATGCATTGTCCATTGTGGCAGTATCAGAAGTAGAAGCAACATTCCAAATCGCACCACTTGTATTGCCTGTTACGATTGTGTTGGCTGCAAATGTACCTGTAACACGATAAACATACAGTTGTGAACCTGCAACATAGTTGTGAACGGTTGCTACGGCACTTGCAGTTGCTACATTAGCACCTTGATACACTACCTCATCAGGTACATAAGTTCCTGAACCACCTGCTCTTAGTGTGATTTGTGTTCTTGGATATGCATCTTTAATTTGACCATCAATCTCGGCATTACCAGTAAGAACAAGTTCATTAGAGAATACCCATTGTTTCAATTTCAATGCATAGACATAGACATTGCCACCACGACCACGACCTAAGGTGTAATACATTGCCTGGTTGTTTTCGTGTTCTACAAAAGTAATCTCAAAGAAATTCTGTAACATTGGAACATAAATCAAATCACCTTCATTTGGTCGTTGTTGATTTACTGTAAAAACAAATCTGCGACGAGATACAAGGAATGTCATCTCATCACGAATCTCAAGACCAAACTTCGACATGAAGTCGCCTTCACCTTCCATACCTGTAACATCTTCAAGGTACATCTCAAGTGGGTAGGCTGCTGTGTATTGCTTTAGTGTATCTTCACCATACAACATATCAACCTGGTCACCAGTGCTTCTAGGCATATAGTAAATATCCATGCCATAGATTTTCAATGCCTCAATAACAAGGTCTTCCACCAGCAATTGCTCGCTGGTGATTTGATTTACTGGAAAGTTATTGAAATAGAAATTAGTAGCCACATTAACCCATCATAATTTCATTAGGCAATGCATTGATATCATACATCTCTTGTTCTAACTCTTTAATCTCAGCAACTGCTTCGTCATATATTTGTTGACCGTTTAGAACAACACCACCAGGCATTTGTATGCCACCAAATTTTTTCAGATTAGAACCCCATTGTCTTTTAATCAATGCGGTACCATATCTCTTAAGGTATCTATCATTCCATACATCAGAGTTACCAGCCACAGTTGCGGTTGTATTCGATGCACTATTTGCAAAAGGTCCGCGAACAGTAATTGATGTTGGTGAATTGATTGTTGCAATCTGTATAGTGTCAACACCGTTTAAAGTGATGAAGTCATTCTCCATAACTTCTTGGTCAAATATTGTTCCGTATCCTGTGATAGTATTTGAAGACGAAGTGTATGTCATGGTACCTGTTAGAGTTACTGTATCAGGTATCATTTTACGATAACATTCAACGATTACATATTGACCAGGCATTAAATCTCTTGTCCAATCAATGTCAAGGAACACTTTGTTCTGGTGACGATTGAATCTGAATTGCGGTGTACCAGAGAACAACAAGTTCAAGGTACGAATGTGTTGCATCGTAATCTCATATGAGACATACGAAACAGAAGTAAAGTCATACAGGTCATGCAAGCGTAACTGGTAACGCAAGTCAAACATATTGATTGACGCATTAGATTGGTCAAACGGAAATATACCTGTTACGAATGATACAGCATCAGGGCAATAAATCCAACGGCGATTAATATCTTCAGCCGTAATCTGATGCTTCATATACATCTTCTGTTGACCGTCAAAATGATAATCGTTCCAGAAGGAAAGTGCCTCATCAATACGGTCATCTACCTGGTCATCGTCCACGTTAATTTCAATAACAGGAAAACCAAGTTCTCTTAGACAGTATGTTTTGTATTGTGCTCTTGTTGCTGGCTTTGACATTTTTTTATCAATCTGTTATTAGTTTAATCTGATTATCATTAACATCATAATAAGAATTTTCTGGTGTAGTGTCATCAGAACACTCAACCCAAAACAAAACACCATCAACATCTATAAGACCTTCTTTAGTGTTTTGCACCTGAACAATACGAACGCCAAGAGAGTATGGCTCTTGCGTTGAAATATAAGCGTATTTCATATAAACTCCTAATATTCAAAAATTACAACGCCAGCATTACCACCGCCACCGCTGCTGGATCCACCACTACCACCGCCACCGTATGCACGACCAGCATTACCTGCGCTATTGCTAACACCAGCAGCACCACCACCAAAATATGAACTTCCACCAGCACCACCAAGTCGTTCGGTGTCTCCGCTATTAAGACCAGAACCACCTCCACCTTGGCCAGCAAAATTTAAATCTCCATTTGAGCCAATTCCACCATTACCACCATTAACTGCACTACCACCACCTCCCTGGCCAGTGGAACCCCCTGTAGCGGAAACAGTAGTAATTGATTGAGTGCCAGAAGCAACTTGAGATGTGGCTCCTGCGCCGCCAACTGTATAGAGTAATGTATTACCAGGAGTCAAACTTGTTAAAATTTTAATAGCTGTTCCACCACCGCCACCGCCACCGCCGTTGCTACCACCTCCGCTGCCACCACCTCCAACTACAGTAACGCGAACTTTAGTTACACCAGCAGGAATTGTCCATGTTGCAGAAGTACCTGTGGTTAGAACATTCATTGTGGCAATAGGTGATGCCGTATTAGCCGCAGCAAAAGCCGCATTAGAGAACGTGTCACGATATGACAGAGTTCCGTCTAAGTTTGATGGGCGTATTCTTAGTAGTGGCATAATACCCTATTTATGCATTTCGATTAGGAGTTGTTGGTGCGGTAAAGTTTGCAACATATCTAGCATAACCTTTAGTTACTCTTAATTCATCAATAAATCCATTCCAAGATTCTGTAAGCGCAGGATTATCTCCTACAAAAAAAGTTTGGTCGTGAGACAAATAATTAGTAAAAGATGTTGTTGATCCTACCTGTGTGCCATCAAGAAATAGTCTCATACTTCCACTACTTCTAGTCACAGCAAAATGCGTCCATGTGTTTGCAACAACTGTACCTGCCGATACAACTGATGCTGATCCTGAATAAAATTGTAATGCAGCCGCACTCAAACCAAAAGAAAATCGACCAGCTGTAGTATCTGCGGCACTTGTTCTAGTAGTGCAGATAGTTCTAAATCCAGCGGCTACAGTAGAAGCATATAACCAACCATCAATAGTAAAATCTCCAGTTCCAAATGTAAATTGTTGGTTTCCACTATTCTGTATTCTTAAATAATCTCCAGAACCATCAAAATAAATTGCAGTATTTCCAAACTTTTTCTGAGTTGTTGATGCTCTAGAATTACCAATAACATCAATGTTACCCATCATACTTCTATCAATGATTCCTGATGCATTAGCAGAAGCTGCTCCTAGTAAAAGAGCAGTATTTGCGGTAAGTGTTATTGGCGTTGTTGGTGGCGTAAATGCAGAAGGATACAATGCTGTTCCTTTAACCACATGCAAATCTGTTATGTAACCGTTATATGCTACTATACCAGTAGTAGCTCCATTATTTAAATATCCTATAGAACAGAATGTCTGTGTATTATCAAGAACCACAACAGAACCTGTACCAACACTTGTACCATTGATATAAAGAGTAGCACTTCCTGCTGAAACACTTACTGCAACATGCGACCAAGTGTTTCTAGATACCGTAGAAGAAGATGTTATTAATATATTAGAACCACCGGTGCTAGGTCTAACTTGAAATCTTATGTTGCCTGTACCATACAATTCTAAAAGTAATGAGCCGTAGTTAGTTACGTTTGCGTTACTTACTTGATAAAGATGCGCTGCATTAGTTGACAAAGGCAATGCTGTAGGATATATCCAACACTCAATAGTATATGTGTTAAGTGGTGGCAAGAAATGACTAAGTGGTACGGTTAAGTAATCACCGGTACCATCAAAGAAATAAGAACCACTATAAACTGTAGTATCATATGCTAATTCTTTACCAAATGGTGAAAATTTAGAAACTGATGTGTTACCTGAAGGTGTTAATGTATATCCTTTAGGGCTGTTATCTATCAGTCTGTTATTTTGAAAAGTTAACAGAGATACGTTAGCTGAATTAGCACCTTGACTTGTTGTTGTTAATGGTACAGTAGACGGTGTGAAGTTTGCTGTATATAATGCTTGACCTTTAACTACGCGAAGATTAGAAAGATGCCCATTTATACTACTATTAGTTCCGCCATTTTCTTGTCCAATATAAACTGGGTTAGCGGTACTACTAAAGTTTGTTGTTTGTATACCATTGGCTACTATGTTTCCATTTAAAAATAATCTTGTATTTGATGACTCTCTAGTTACCGCCAAATGTATCCAACTGTTAGATACAACTATTCCGGATGTTTTAGTTACACCCGGCTCGCCTGTAACAACTTCTGTAAAAAATAAAGCACTATTACTAAATTTTAAACTCCATGTACCAGCCAAACCAGCACCAGAGGCTCTAGTTGAAATAATTCTAGAGTTGGCACCACCAAAGGTACCAATAGAATATATCCAAGTTTCAATTGTAAAATCACCTGTACCAAAAGCAAAATTGGTATTTGCAGGAACAGTAACGTAATCACCACCCGAATCAAAGTAGGTACTCCAAGTGTTTGCAGAGTTAGCAGAAAAGGTATAACCATATGGAGTAAATGTTGATGGGCATACAGAACCAACTCTTGTTAGAGTAAGGTCGTTATTACTACTATCATAAAAAATTTCATTGTTGCCAGAATATTTTGTTTGAGTGGTTAACAATACCACATTACTAGAGTTCGCACTTTGGCTTGTCAAAGTTAATGGTACTGTTGAAGATGTGAAACTGCTGGTATAAAGTGCTTGACCTTTTGTGATGCGAAGATTGCTTATGTAAAAATTTCCATAAGCTGTCCAAGTATCTGCATATCCAATTTTAAAGGTGGTACTAGAATCTGTTAAGTTTGTGCTATTAGTTCCAGTAGCATCTAATGTACCATTTTTAAACCAGTAAACTGTAGATCCGGTTCTTACTAACGCCCAATGTGTCCAAGCATTAACTTCTACATCTGATCCCGAAAAGAAATCACTGGTACCTCCAAGTCTCGCACCAATCTTTGTTGGACTTAATGAAGAATTTTTATAAATTTGCCACCCAGAAGTAGCATCACTAAGTTTTTTACCAGTAACACCCATAGTGCCGGTCCAAGATATAGGATATAACCAAAACTCTACAGTAAAATCACCTGAACCTAAATCTAGAGTTGGAGTTTGAGCTATCTGAACATAACTAGTATTGAAATAAACAGAACCCATAGTTTGGTCATCAGACAACGAAAGTGGTGGTACTATAGTATTTGTTATTGAACTATTTGCACTTGCGGTTCTAGTTAAAGTAAATGATGATGCACTTGCGTCTATCACTCTATTACTGTTGGCAATTAATAATACTGTATTTGATATGGCTGTTAATGGTGATGTTGGTGGTGTAAAAGTTGATGTATATAAACAAGTTCCATTAGCAACACGATGATTGCTGACATATGCACCTGTTGTATTGTAACGAGTTTCACCAATTGACCATGAACCAGTAGCATAAGAACCTGATACTGTTGCATTTCCAGCAGAAATTCCATTGACCCAAACTGTCATCAAATTATTATTATCTCTAGTCATAGCAACGTGGTACCATGTATTTGCTAAAGGAGCAAATGAAGTTGTTACTAAATCTCCAACATTGAATTTATTTGCTCTAAGAGAACCTCCTACGTTATCCCAATAGAGGCAATAACCATTTGTAGCATTAACACCCCATATTACCATATCTGATGCAGGTCGCGTATTGAAGTATAACCACCCTTCGACAGTAAATTGACCTGGCAAGTTAAAGCTTGCACTTGAAGTGGTTGTGTAATAACTGCTGTTGTTAACAAACCATGACCATGTATTTGCAAAAGGTGTAGATGCAGTTGGTATTGGTGTACCATTCTTAGTAATTAAAAATGTATTATTACTTGCATCATCGAAAGCAGAGTTTGAAGTAGTCTCACCTGTTAGTGATAGTGTAGTATAGTAATAATACGGATCATTAATTGAAATAGTTAAAGTTATGCTCTGTTGAGTAGTTTGATTTTGAGCATCGTTTACTAGAATTGTAAGGTTAGATACCGATGATTCTGTTACTGTTCCTGAAATTAAACCTGAAGAAGATAATGTTACTCCGTCAGGTAATATTCCTGAATACAAACTATAAGTTAGTGGTGCATCACCGGTTGCTAAAAGTTGAACACTTACAGAAGTTCCTAAAACTGTGTATACGGTGCTGGTGAAAGAAGGAAAACCAGAAGTAGTGACTCCGTTTGTGTATATTGCACCAGAGTTGTTATTATTGAACATCATCAAATTTACAGTTGATGCTGCAATTGCAGGAACAACAACCCTATATTCACCACTACTTACAAAAGTATTTGATACAGGAGAACCATTCAGATAGATTGTAGCACCAGGTAAAAAACCATATCCTATCAATTTTAAATATCCACCAGAACTAGAGACAGCAGTATCATCCAATTCAACATATGAAGAATCGGTAACAATTACATTTGTGATAGCAATACGGTTATCTTGAGTAAAACTCTTAACATCAGTTTTGCTAATTAATTTTTGACTGTTCATAGTCCTTTATTTGGAGAAGTAGGAGCTGTAAAGTTTGCAACGTATCTAGCATAACCTCTAGTAACTCTTAGGTCATCTATGTATCCTTGATAATGGTTCGTAGCTGTAGCATCTCTATTACCAACCGAAGTACCTATAGTTACATCTCGGTCGGTACAAGATGCTGCACTTGTACCGTTACCTGTTGTTGGCTTTGTTCCATCCAAATATAGAGTGACTGTTGTACCGTATCTAACAACAGCAACATGAGTCCAAGTGTTTATCGTTAATGCAGTTGAAGATGTAAATAAAGTGGCGTTATTAATCACAACTAACGGAAATCCTGTGGCACTTATTGACAAAGCTAAGCCCGTTGTTGATGCTGCACTAGTGCGAGAATCAATTACTGTCATTGCTTTAGACACGGTAGTAGGATACAACCATGCTTCTATTGTAAAATCTTGAGTTCCAAAATAACAACTTAGTGCAGACCTAGCATAAGCATAAACAGAAATGTAATCTCCTGTTCCATCGAAGAAATAACTATGTGTTCCCCATTTACTGGTTCCAGGCAATAACCTAACATTGCCGTTTAACTGCAATGTATTTTGCATAGTGCTATCTAAGACACTAGTGGTCGCGCCAGAAAGTAACACTTTAGTTGTAGATGCATATTCTCGATAACCAAAAGGTCTAGCTGACGGAGTAAAGTTACCTGTATATACGGCAGTACCATTTACAAATCTGTAGTTAGATATGTAACCAACATAAGGTCCTCCTAAGTCTCCGCCAACACCTATTCTAAACTGTTTAGCAACACCGTTGTAATTGTAAATTGTTACACCAGTAAAATTATAAGTTGTCGCATCAGCAATTCCATTAACATAAAGTGATCCAGTATTTCCATTTCTAACAACAGCAATATGACTCCAACAATTTGCAGCTACGGATCTTGTTGTTCCAGTTAATGCTTTGGTTGAAATACCTGATGCAGCATCAGTAAAAGAAAACTCCAGAAAATTGCCTGAGGTGAGAGTAAAAATACAAGCACCACCAGATTGCCAATTATTAGATATACCTCTAGATGCAGCGTTTGTTGTTGGATAAACCCACGCTTCAATTGTAAAATTTGAAGCACTAGGAAGAAAATCATTGTTGGCGGTACAAGTCAAATAGTTTCCGCTAGCCGGAGCCAAATACATTGAAGTGCCGTTGTCATCATATGTGTAAGTATTTGCTGAAGAAAAGGGTGAAAAATTTACTACTGAAACTTGAGCTGTAGTGTATAAAGATAAAGCATTATTACTTTTGTCAATAAATCCATAGTTATTGCAAGTTAACAATGTTACATTAGAAGAATTTGCACCTTGACTGGTTGTTGTCAATGATGTAGAAGATGGTGAAAAGTTTGCTGTGTATAATGCTTGACCTTTAACAACTCTAGCATTTGAAATATATCCATTGTAGTAACCAGAAGCAAAACTTCTATTATCTCCCACTTGACCTAATATGATATCTTGCGCTGTAGATCCATAATCATTAGAATCTGTGTAAGTGGTTGAATTCACCACACCGTTTAAATACATCTTAGTAACACCAGAACTACGAACCGCCGCAATATGATACCATTGGTTAGCAGTTATGCTACCTGATGAAAACGATATTCTAGAAGTATTACTAACAACATAAGCTAGAGTGCTACCAGCCCAATAAATAGTAGGTTTAACTTGAGAGGCAGCACCTGATTGTCTAAAATCTATTAAACCACCACCGGTAACAATTGGATAAAACCAACACTCTACGGTAAAATCACCGGTTCCTAAAGCAAATCCTACATTGCTCTGTGTTATTAGTGTATCTCCTCCACTAAAGTATACACTCCAATTAGGCACAAATGGATTAAATGATGAAAAATTAGGAGTTCCTACTTTAGTTAATGCTCTCTCATTAATGCTAGCATCAATAAACAAACTGTTATTATTTGAAGTTAATGTTTGGCATGTTAGTAACAATACATTAGCCGAGTTGGCACTTTGACTTGTTGTTGTAATTCTACTTGTTGAAGGTGTAAAAGTGCTAGTGTATAGTGCTTGTTTTGAAACGCGAACATTACTAATATAACCTAGAAATAATTGGTTCAATGGTCGAGTGTTACCAATAACCAATATATCTGTTTGGTTTAAATCTGTAGAGAATGTACCTGAACCTTCTTGAGTACCATTTAAAAACAACCTTACAGTTGTACCACTTCTTGTTAAAGCAAAATGATACCAAGTGTTAACTGCTATAACTGTAGTACCAGAAACAACAGTAGATGATATTGTTGCTGCAAGAGCACCACCAGACGCACCGTTAATACGAATTTCCCAACCGGTTGTTTGTGCTGTACCTCCTTTTGCAACAAGCCCTCTTTGACCAGAAACGCTCGTTGCATAGAACCAACCTTCTACTGTAAAATCACCAGTACCAAATCTAAGTGCGGCACTATCTGCTACTTGTAAATAGTCACCAGTACCATCAAAAAATGTAGACCCATCTATAGCTGTATTTGAAGTAAAAGGTGTAAAGTGTGAAGGTCTACAGTCACCGTTTACTGTAACAGTAAATCTGTTATCTGATGTATCTGAAAATATTGTTGTTGAATTTGCGTTACTATTATTAGATGCTAATGCTTCTCCACTCAATAATAAAGTAGTATTTTTCCAATAATCATCTGAACCACTAATTATTAAAGTTATAGTTTGTTGAGTAGTTTGATTTTGTCCATCGGTTAACAATACATCAAAAGTTGTTGTTGATGTTCCTGATGTTGTACCTGAAATTAAACCTGATGAAGATAAAGACAATCCAGTTGGTAATGTTCCTGAATATAAACTATAAGTCAGCGGAGCATCACCGGAAGCTAAAAGTTGGATGCTTACTGTTACAGTACCCGAAGTATAACTAGTGGTTGTAAAAGTAGGAAAACCAGAAGTTTGTAGGTTAGCATAGATTACTCCACTATTCAACCTACTGTCAAATATCATCAATGGGTATGAACCAACAGCAGTTGCTGGTATTACAGCACGATACTCGACTGAACTAATGTAGGTATTTGATACCAATGCATTGTTGAAATATACTTTGCACTCTGGTACAAAACCATAACCTTTAATTTTTACATAACCACCCGAAGTGCTAACAGCAGTATCATCTAATTCAATATATGATGCATCAGTAACAACAACACTACTTATACTTATGCCAGCATATTGTGTTATACTGTTAGAATCCGAATCTCTGGTTCTTACAGATTTACTTGTCATTAACTTATTTCGCTTCCAAACGCAGAAAAACTTATAGTGCTTGTTGAAGCATTTACGGCCAATATATCCAATGCACCCATAGTGATACCAAGTGTCAGGGTGATTGTATCGTTACCTGGTAGTTGTGTATCGAAGTTTAAAAAATGTTTAGATGCCAATGCTTCTGAAATTGGTCTAACAGCAACTCTAAAAGTTGCTGCTGTGTTTACTTGGTTACAAATACTGATTGTGCTGATAACGGTATTTGTATTCGCAGGAACGGAATACAAGTTTGAAGTGGTGTTCGCAGTTGTCAGAGTTTGACCTAAAATTTTATAAATTATACCCATCGTTATTCCTTATGCACCCATCAGTAAGAATGGGCTTAAACTTGTTGTTGTTGATGAAGTTCCGGTGTTAGCTTTAGCGAAGGCTGAGTTGGCATAATCACCAGCTGAATTTGCCGCTGCATACGAATTATTAACATATACTTGTAAATCAACACCATTAAGAGTAATTAGTGTTGATTTTACATTGGCTGATAATGTATCTATCGTAAATGAAGCATCATTAATATCTATGTTGTTGTTGGCACCAATCTCAGGCGTATACCCTTTGAATAGGTACCATTCTTTAGTTACCGCATCACGGATCAGACCAGAGTGTGCATTTGTTCCCGCATTATAGTGTGCCGCAAAACCTAAGTCTAATACATCAGAGGTATAGTTGCCAAGACCTAAGATAAACATCGTATCATTCGATGTTAATATTCCAGCGTTTGCAGTAAACGAAGTGCCTTGAATAGTAAGGTTACCAGTAATGATAACATCACCACTAACAGTACCACCTACATTAGCATCTAATGAGTTATTAGCTCTTATGAATGCACCGTTGGCATAGACAGAAGCAGATGCAGCAGTACCAGTATTCGCCGCTAAGAATGCCGCGTTTGCATAACTTGATGCACTATTGGCCACACCAAAAGCAGAGTTAGCATATGAAGCTGCCGAGGCTGCAGCACTACCTGTATTGGCAGCCGCAAAAGCAGCATTCGCATATGAAGCGGCTGAATTAGATGTTGCGTAGGCAGAGTTTGCATAATCTGAAACCGTGGTAAGAGAACTACCACCAGAAACTTTTTTAACGGCAACAGTATCTAAGTTTGAAGGTGCCTCACTTAATAATAGTGTTGTACCGGTAACAGTATATGCCGAATTTGGTTGTAATACACCGTTAACAGAAACCAATACTGTATATTGATTTGCACTGGTACTTAATGTAAATGTTGTTCCTGTTCCGTTAGCCGTAAAAGTATCTTCTGCAAATGAAGTGCTAGAAGTATTTGCATAGGCTGCATTAGCAACAGCAAAGGCTGCATTGGCATATGGGCCTGCTGACGATGAACCTGAACCACTATTAGCCGCAGAGAATGCCGCATTTGCATAACTTGATGCACTATTTGCAACATCAAAAGCTGCGTTTGCATAAGGACCAGCTGATGAGGCACCTGCACCACTATTAGCTGCTGAAAATGCTGCATTTGCGTATGAAGCAGCCGATACAGCTGTTGAGTTAGCCGTATTCGAATTAGTATAAATGTTGGTGATTTGGTCGTATAAATCAACACCTCTTAGTGTGATTGATGTTGATTTAAGATTTGCTGATACTGTATCAATTAAAAATGAAGGATCATTTATGTCGATATTATTGTTAGCACCAATCTCAGGCGTATAACCTTTGAACAAATACCACTCTTTAGTTACCGCATCACGAATTAGACCTGCATGAGCGTTAGTGCCGTCATTGTAATGTGATGCAAAACCTAAGTCTAATACATCAGAGGTATAGTTGCCAGTACCTAAAATAAACATCGTATCGTTTGATGTTAGTATACCTGCGTTGGCAGAAAATGAGGTACCTTGAATTGTAAGGTTGCCGGAGATAATAACATCACCGGTTATTGTACCACCCACATTAGCATTTAGAGAATTGTTTGCTCTTATAAATGCCCCGTTGGCATAAGTTGCCGCAGAGTTTGCAACTGCAAAACTTGAGTTAGAATAACTGGCTGCTGAGTTAGCAGTATCCCAAGCAATAGAACCATTAGCGTATGTGAAAATATTATTTGCAATAGCAAAGGCTGAATTTGCATAACTAGAAGCACTATTAGCAACTGCAAATCCAGAATTGGCATAAAATGATGCGCTGTTAGCCGCTATGAATCCAGAGTTAGCATAAGATGCAGCTGAGTTTGCAGTATAACTTGGTGTGTTAGCTTGAGTATAAATTGTGTTTGTTGTATCACTAACAATTCTACCATTAACTTTAAGTATAGATTGACCTGATCCAACAGGCGTCAATCTCATATTCTCATATTTTCCACCTGTAGATGGATCGTGAGTCCAAACAAAATATTCATCATCATTATCACCAGTTTGAAACTCCAATCTGTTTGTTGTACCTTCATCACCAGTATTGAAATAAACAATACTTGCAAAGTCTGTATTTCCTGACCAAAATAATCCGTGGTCACTTGTGGTCCAACTGATGTTACCTGTTAATGTGCTGCCTGATTTTAATACTGCGTTGTTAGATGAAGCGAAAGCACCGTTAGCATAAGATGCAGCTGAATTTGCAACATAACTTGGAGTGTTTGCTTGAATAAATGCAGCGTTGGCATATGTTGCAGAACTGTTGGAAACCGCAAATGCGGCGTTTGCATATGAACCAGCTGAGTTAGCAGTAGCCCAAGCTATAGAACCATTTGTTGAAGTAAAGGCATTATTAGCAACTGTAAATGCAGAGTTTGCTTGAAGAAAAGCTGCATTAGCGGTACTTCTTGCTACCTCATCTGGTGTTGCTGTAGGATTTAATAGATTTGTTCCTACTCCACCTGCTGCTTGTGTCAAATCAATATAAACACCACGAGCGGTACCACCCTGTTCAAAGATTCTTAGTTTATCTTGATAAGCGTCAATTGTAACACCACCACCAAGAGTACCATTAGGTGGTTTATCTAAAAGTATTTCACCACCTTCATCACCACCAACCGGCAATACTGTTAGTTTACCACCACTACCAATTTTTAAATCACCATCAAATACTGTACCACTCGTATTTGCAAGTGCATTATTTGCTTTGGCAAACGCAGAGTTAGCATATGAAGATGCACTATTGGCAACATAATCTGGAGTATTCGCTTTTAAGAATGCTGCATTTGCATATGCGTCAAGGTTTCTACCATTAACAATAATGGCATTAGATACATTTAGTGAACCAGAAACTTTATCAAACTCAAGTCCAGAACTTGAACCTAAGGTACCACTATCGTTGAACTGAATTTCTTTGTTGAGACCAGCTGGTCCCAAATACGGATAGTGTGTAATGACTACATTGGCGGGAGTAGAATAGAAAAACTTTCCATCACGATTATTAATGGAAATTTCACCATTAGCAAGCGAAGATGGAACATTACCAGTTATGGTAGAATGTTTAAGTTGTATTACTGTGTTTGCCATTAAAATGTACCGCCGACCTCAACCCTTGTTTTATTGGTTTCAGTAGCAGAAATTTCAACAGGCTTTTCTTGATTCTTTACAGTAGTCTTCTTAACGATTTTTGGTGCTGGCACAAGTTTTTCTAAATTAGATACGGTATCTTTTAAACTTTTAATTTCTACATCTCTATCTGCAATGGTGTTTTGTAGACTAGAAACTTCATTTCTTCTAGCATCTAAGTCAGTTTTGACACCAGACAATTCTCTCATGGTTTCATTTAGAGCCGATTGAATTCTAGTTTTCTCTTGCACTATTGCATCATTATTTTCAGCTTGTGCTTTGTAATGTTGTGTTGATTCAAGTTGTTCGTTAAGTTGTCTTATATTCTCTGTAAGGCCATCAATTTTTGCCTGCATTTCTGCTCTAACATTTGCTTCTCTTTCAAGCAATTTTAACCTTGCTTGAAACAAGAGGTTCTGCTTGAGTATTGCATCTAAGTTTTCAAGCAAAACCTCTTGATACACATTTGAAAATTCTACACTCATAACAATTCCTTTTCATAATAATTAGAATGTTCCACCTTGTATATATGAGAAGGTTGGAACGCCCGAAGCATTGATAGTTAACACATGACCTTCAGTTGATGACGATGCAGTTGTGAATGCAGAAGTACCTTGACCCAACAGAACACCGTTAGTGGTAAATGTACCGGCACCTGTACCACCTCTTGCAACATCTAATGTACCTGAAGTGATTGCACCAGCCGCAATTGCGATTGCAGTATTGTTGGCAGAACTGATACGACCGTTTGCTTCAACTTTAAACGAAGCAACCGCCGAACCTGTACCATAGTCACCAGCAGTAATTGTTAAGTTGGTGTAGTCGGTGTTTGCAGTAAATGAAGCACCATTTGCAACATTGAATGCAGCGTTAGCGTAACTTGCAGCAGAGTTAGCGACAGCAAATCCACTATTTGCATATGAACCTGCCGATGCAGAAGTGTTTGCTGCTGCAAATGCGGCGTTAGCATAAGCAGAGGCTGAATTTGCAACATGGCTTGGTGTATTTGCCTGTAAGAAGGCACTATTAGCATAAGAGCCTGCTGAAGTTGCTTTTGCATCGGCTGTATTTGCTGCTGCATAAGCATTGTTTACATATGGAAGTAAATCAATACCTTTAACTAAAACTACTGTTGAATGCAGGTTAGCATTAAGAGTACCAATCTTAAATGATGGGTCATTAATGTCAATGTTATTGTTGGCAGTAATTTCAGGTGTATAACCTTCAAACAGTTGCCACTCTTTTGTTCCAGCATCACGAATAAGACCGGTATGAGCATTTGCACCATCGTTGTAGTGTGATGCAAAACCAATGTCTAGTATATCAGCAGTATAGTTGCCGGTACCTAAAATAAACATCGTATCGTTTGCAACAATCTGTGACGCACTAACGCTGAAAAGATTACCTGTAACACTCAAGTTACCGGTGATACTCAAATCGCCAGTAATTTGACCGCCAGTATTTGCGTTGATAGAATTGTTAGCACGCGAAAAGGCAGAGTTTGCATAAGATGCAGCTGAACCACCTGAGTTTGCGGCAGCGAAAGCACCATTAGCATATAACGCAGCAGAATCAGCAGTTCCTTGAGCGGAACTTGCAGCTGAAGAAGCACTATTGGCTGTTGAGAAAGCTGAGTTAGCATAAGATGCAGCTGAGTTAGCTATTGCTCTAGCCCAACCGTCAGTCGCAGCACCACCAGACAAACTGTTAGCATAATCAAAAGCAGAGTTTGCATATGAACCTGCACTATTTGCCGCACTAAATGCTGAGTTTGTTTTGGTAAAAATTAGACCTTGTTGGTCTGTAAAATACTTACCACCAATGGTTAATACATTGTTAGATGTATCACCGATGTATAATTTGTGTGAGGTATTTGAGTAAGCAGCCTCACCTACATTCAGAGTGACTGGTGCAGAAGTAACATCAGACCACTTTAATTGAATAACTGTATTTGCCATTTATGTCCCCTGGATAAGGCTTCTGTTTTTATAGTCTATTTATGTTTCGTGATAGTTAGAAACTACCACCTCTAATATTTGTTGTTATACTATTTGCAGCTGCAAAAGCTGAATTTGCGTAAAGTGCAGATGAGTTTGCTGTCTCAAAACCAGAATTTGCTTGATTGAAAGCTAGATTTATCTTAACATCTACTGGAACCGAATTTGCAGTATTTGCTTCAGCCTGAGTTAAATTGGCTTGAGTAACTACACCACCTGTAGTTTGAATTGTTGTTAGTGAACCATTTGAACTAATGAATAGTGCAGTTGGGTTTGGAACATTTGCAGTTGGTGTTGGAATAAGAAGAATACCACCGCTTGTCGCATCACTCTGAATTTGTGCATTACCAAGATTGATTGTGGTACCAGAAAGGTACAAATCTTTAAATCTATTTGTAGGTGATCCTAAATTATAAGTTACACTCGGTGACGGTATAATATTACCAGCAATCGTAAGGTCACCAGAAATTGTTCCACCAGATGAACTTAGTTTTGTGTTAGCTGCCGCAAAGGCTGCATTTGCATAAACACCAGCAGAGTTTGCAGCTATAAATGCAGAATTGACTGTATTAAAAATTACTTGTTGCTGAACTACATAATATTGGCCACCAACAGCGATGGCACCATCACCATTTTCTGTACCAATGAAGAGTGTGTTGCTTGCATAAGAGTAAGCAGGTTCGGCCACATTCAACGTAACTGGCGTTGAATTTGCAGTCGAATATTTAATTGTTATTGGTGTATATGACATTAAAATCTACCACCATCAACGATAACCGAAGTTGCGGTTACTGTATTGGCTTCAAATTTACCTGTTATAGCATTGTATTGAATTACTTGTTTATCTTGCACAGAGGTAATATTAGTATCTGTCAATTCAACCAACGATACATTAGGTTTGGGTGCAAAGTTCTGTGCAGCAATCGTAGAACGAGTTTGCTGTGTTAACTTTACTTGCCCAATATTACTGCCAGTGTTTATTCTAGCATTGACTGCCATTATTGCGTAACTCCTGGCGATACTACAATAACACCTTCAACCACTCTTGTCTTAACGGAAGTTGGTGATGTAATAACCAAATCAAAAACTTGTCTTCCAGGAGTCAGGTTAGAAGTGTTCGCCGAAGTCATCGAAAGAGTAATCTCACCATTAGCATTGCCTGTAATGGTTGCAGTAATTATTGTGTTTGATGTTGCGTAGTATGATTTACGCATTTGAGAAGATGCTGTGTAACCGTATAGGTTAATAGCAGCACCAGCGGTATCTTCTACATTGACAGTTGTTGAAAATGTAGCGCCTTGCTCAATTAATAATTCTGTGAATGCTGCCACGGTATCTCCTTAACTTTACGGTATATTTAGTCTAATTCGTTGTTATGTTACCAAGAAAAAACCCCACCGAAGTGGGGTTTCTGCGTTTCATTTTATTTTTAATTGACGCTGTAAGTAGAAGTACCTGGTATTGCAGCATTAGCAGCAAAAGTTCCGTTACCAGTAAAGGTGTGTATTGTATATGCACCAGGTGCTGGATTAGTAACAGTACCACCTGTAGCAAATTGAGAACCACTATAACGAATAATTACAATACCTGAGCCACCGGCTCCACCAGGTGTTCCTGCTCCACCTCCACCACCGCCGCCACCTCTGTTTGTCGTACCAGTTACTCCAGGTCCACCGCCAGCACCACCGCCGCCAGT